AGTCCATGCACAATCTTGGATTTTCCAAGACTGCTTAGGACTAGCCATTTAAGCATTATATGCGTGATCGTGTCTTGTCGACGGCCGTTGCTTCAAGCGACGCGACGGAGACTGTAACTAGTCCTCCGTCGTCTACGACAATTGTGGGGCATAACCCCTCGTACACTGAACACGTGTCCCATATGTGGGACCTGCCAAGCATTAGCAAACACAGCTTTAAGCCGTGTCTGCACTTGCTGTATGATGCAACCGCTAACCTGTTCGATAGTTGGAACGGTAGCGATGCTACGTTAGGGTCTATCCCGAACCGCAAGATCAGTAGTCGGGTTGGCTTTCATTATGGCCAACTCCTACCTCCTGCAACCGAAGTGTTAGGAAGGAATTATATCCCAGTAACAGGTCGGTCCTTGGATGATATTGGTAAATGCGTTTTTGACGCATATAACCAATACATTAATGGTGTTCGTGCTCTAGACTCTAGTCAATCCCTAGCTGAAATCAACGAGACTCCTCAGTTGTTTCAGATATGGAATCGGCGTAGAGGCTTAGCTACCAACCTTACGAATGGTTTTCTTAACTATTCGTTCGGTTGGAGACCCGTGATTAGTGACCTTAGGGCCATTGCTCACGAGCTTCGCCACTTCCGCGAAACTGTGCGGAAGAGACTACGGAGAATGGGAAATAAAAAGGTTGTAAGGCATTATCGCTTTACCCTTGATGATACCATTGATGATTACTCCGTAGATTTCGCTTCTGGTAACGATAGTCCCGGAGGATATTCCTACGGGTTCTACGAACGCAAGAAGCGAACAGCCAGTAATAGTAAGAGGCGTACTGTCACCGTCACAATACGTGCAAACGTTAGGCCTAAGCTTAGTGGACAAGCACAAGATGTCATCAATAAATTGGCGACACTTGGTCTCATCCCCTCGTTTGCAACGCTCTGGGCTGTCACGAGACTTAGTTTCGTGGTGGACTGGTTCTATAACATCGGCGGCGCTATTGAGAACCTTCAAGGTTCTCTAACTCACGACATTTCAAATGTCGAGATTTGCGTCTCTGATTTACGTACTCGAAGTGTCGAGTACTGGTTTGAGAAGGCATCGGGGAATACAAGTGTACCCTCGATAGCAGGAATAGAGATTCAACGGTCTTATCAACGGATTGCTCCGGTGACTCGGCCATTCCTTCCTATCCTGACCTATCCCAAATCGTCGATGCAATATGTCCTCCTCGGACTACTTGCTCTGACAAACACAGGTGCCGGTAAGAAATTACTACGCACGGCAGATAGATACGAAAATCTCGCCGATAGGCGTCTTGATCGTATCGAACAGAAACTTAATAAGTTTCTACGTGATAATAAGATCTTAGGACATGGTTCCTGATACTTGTTGTTACTGCTGCTAGCTAAGACCCGTACTGGTCTCTTATGTACATCTCTAACCAAGTTAATGGTTCGACTCGGATGTCGTTAATATCCAACCAGCACAACGATGAATACAACCATCACCCTAAACAGTAAGGTCTTCAATAAAACGAAGTCCCCTACTCCCACGTCCGTTGTTTTAGTAACACGGTCTCGTGGCGACACGCTCCCCGATATCTTGACTGTCTCTCATAAAGAGACAACCAATCCTATCGAGGCCGGCAGCATCGACACTCGTTCACTCATTCGCATCGATCGCACTTATGATAGTGGATCTGGTGTTATGAAGACGATATCGTGGATGCTTAACTCCGTTATTCCTGACGACGCTGATGCGACTAATATCGCTGCAGCTTTGGCAGATTTGACGGACTTCATGGCCTCGGCGATTACACTGCGAACGGCAAACATTGCCATCGTAACAAATCACGAGGTTGCTTGAGAAATCAAGCATTCCCATAATAGTTAACAATAGCCCTTAGTGGGCTTTAACAGCGTATATACAATGAAGAAGTTCACAAGAGTTCAAGTTACGTTAAGTTCGGTCAACGGTGATATTTATATCGCCGACGACCGTACTTTTGGTTGGGTTAGTCCTCGGGCTTTTATGCCTGCTGAGAAGCAAGCATATCTGGTCCTTCAGTTCTATGCCCAACACAGATCGAACAAATTACCTATACTCGTCTATGAGGAAGACCTTACTGGTTTCCCTCCTATTCTTGTTGAGGCGGTTTGGACGATCCTAAGATGTAAAGCCTTCAAAAGTCTTATGATTTTTGATAAGCTTAATCCTAGGCAACATACGGGTCGCTACAAGGCGACCGCTATTAGAAATCTTATGCGTCTTCCGACGCGTAAGGAGCTGGTCAACTACGCTTTCCCCTTGGAAAGCTGTAATTGAGTGTCATAACTGTGGTGATAATCCTATATAGGAGTGTTGTATGAATATACAGACAATATATAATCGCCTGCAGACTGACCTATCTAGCATATACGGATGTTCTCCGCAACTAGATAGCTCTAGGGCTTCTCAGTACGAGAAGTGCTGGAGGGACACGCTAGTGTTACTTGAACATATTAGTCTAGTCGACTATGTTGTTCACTTGACATCACTCGATGGCGAGTGTCTCTGTTATGATGAATATTACGATAGTGCTCCCATTGGGTGTACCGTTGTAGTCCTAGTCACAAGGATATCTCAATCTCCGATTTTATCGGATCAAATTGAGGTACCATCAGAGTTAGTAGGTCTGATGCTACGCTTCCTTGAATCTAGAAATCCTAGGTTCTTGAGAGCTCTACGTCAGATATGTCTGTTCACGTATAAGAGTAAGTCAAATGAAGTTACGAAAGAACAGGAAACCACGGCTATTGAAGGCTTCCGCAGTAGAAATACTGCGTGTGCTTCGTTGTCTGTTAGTCATTATAAGCAAAAAGCTTTAACTGACTCAGACTTCGGCCGTGTGCTTGATATGGCTCGCCTACTCGCGGGTATAGTCGCTGATTCATGTGATTTTCGGAATATCCGACCCTCACACGGACCTGGCGCTGTATCTGATGCGAAGCGAGGCTATAACAAGTGGATCAAGTTGGATTCGGCTACTACTCGTCTTTGTGACAAGTATTATCCCGTCTCCGATTGGTTTGTTCCTACTCCTGACTCGTTTGAACACGAGAAGGCAAGATACACCAATAGTGTGTGTAAACTTGCTATCGTCCCAAAAGATAAGCGAGGTCCTCGTATAATCTGCACTCAACCCGTTGGGTTGATGTGGATACAACAAGGGCAGCTTCGCTCACTGAATAAGGCGATAGAGTCCTCTGCTATCCTTCGTGTTAACCGTCTTATCAACGGGGAACCCGCTACGGCCATCAAATTTGATGACCAAGAGCAAAATGGCAGTTTAGCTCTCGAGTCCTCACGGACCCGGGAGTTTGCTACCATTGACTTGAAGGATGCTAGCGATCTCGTTAGCTGGGGGTTAGTCCGCTACCTCTTCAATAAGAGTGTAGTTGGCTTTCTCGCAGCCTCGAGAGCAATGTACGTCAGATTACCTAGTAAAGAGATAGATAGGTTATACATGTACGCCCCTATGGGCAGTGCTATGTGTTTTCCTATTGAGTCTCTGGTATTCTGGTGCGTGGCTGCTGCAGCTACGTACGTACAGAGAGGCGTAACATACAAGTATCTTCAGGGTGGTCATGCTACGAAGTTTCTTCGTAGTAACCCATCCGAGGTATTTGTTTTTGGTGATGACGTTCTTGTTCGACGCGAGTCTTGCAAGTTCGTCTGTGAATGTTTTGAGTTCTTAGGCTTTAAGCCTAATTACAACAAAACGTTTGCGGAGGGATTCTATAGAGAATCCTGTGGTGTGGATGCTTACTTAGGCGAACGACTAGATGTCGCTCGGCTTCAGTGTCCTACCCTCACCAGTATGTCGGAGGCCTATGCAAACATAGACCTTGCTAATAGAGCAAGGAGATTAGGTCTGACTAGCCTCGCTGATTACCTAGAGGCGAACATCGAGTCCTTCCTTGGATTCGGTGTTGCTACCGGTTTAACCGGTGGCAGCCTTTGGGATCGTGGCTGGCCGTGCAATGAACAGGGAGCTGATAAGGCTCTTAGTTGGAACTTGCGACACAGGAAGAAGATCCGCTTTAATGCTGATCTCCAACACTGGGAAGCAATGTCCGTCATAGCACGCCCGCTCGCTAATAACGAGCCGCAAGACGGTAGGTACCGTCTGTTCCGTGGTTTGACCACGGGCGTTGATGAACATACCGCTGTGTCCTCCAAAGGGAGGCCACACTTTGCCTGGTTGAAACCAGACAACGTGCAGTATCATCTGGGGTGGGTACATGCCTTTTAAAGCGTGTACCGACCGAAGTAGCTTAATTGCTAACGTGTTTATTGTATAAAC